TATTGTTCAAGATTCATTTATTATAAAAAAAGTAACACCATTGTGTCAAATTATTCCTTTTAAAAGAGATGAATGGATAGGTTCATATCAATTAAGAGATCATGAAGAGTATATGAAAATGGAATCAAATATTACATCACCTTTTGATTCAGCTGATCTTACTGCAAGACCTATGCCTGAATGGAATAGATTATCTTCCGAAGGAACAGATAATTCTGTTAAGTTTCATTTAGGTTCATATAGAAGATATGGATATTGGACAGAGAAGTCTAAATTATTTAATGAAGGTGATCCACCACCTGAGTGTCCAGCTCATAAGAAAGACGAAACACAATTAGAAATGGATTTAGGAGATGATGATGGCAGTTAGATTATTATTTCCAACATTTATATTTCATAGAAACCTACTACAAGAAGGATTACCTGAGGATATCGGATTTAAACAGGAATATTTAGATTTACTTGCCCGAGAAATTGATGCGATGAGAAGAAAAGACCCTAAGGGTAGACAAATTTCAAACGCATATACTGGTTGGCAATCTAATGACGGTTGTGACAGGCATCCAACCTTTACGAAACTTGTTAATAGAATTGAAAAGACTTTCAGTGATGAGGTTTTACCGTTCCATGGGATAACTTCTGAAACACATAGAATGAAAATCAAAGTTGGTAATATGTGGGCAAATGTTAATGATAACATGGCATGGAATAAACCACATTTACATAATGGCTGTTGGTATAGTGGTGTTTTCTATATTAAAGCAGATGGTGATGAAGGTGATTTTTCTGCAATAGAAACTGATGTTAAGGTTGTCAACGATCATCCAGCATGTCAACGAACTAGAAATGATTATAATGTTTCACCAACGCCTGGCGAATTGATTCTTTTTCCTAGTGCAATGATGCACATGGTAGAACCAAACATGACAAATAAAGACAGGTATAGTGTCTCATTTAATGCTCTTGTTCAAAATCATACTGATAAATATCATGGTGATATTCAAGATTGGAACCCTGATGAGTTTTGTTTTGATATAGACGAGAAGGGCAATCCAATATTCAGATCATCTAAATAGATGTATGGAACTTTTAGTAAATGCCGAACTTCTTTGGAACATCTTATTAACCCTTATTATTGCGCCGTTAGGCTTTTTAGTCAGGCAATATATATCTGAGGTTAAAAGATTAGACATCTTGTTGAACAAAACAAGAGAAGAGGTTGCGCGTGAATATGTTACTAGAGACCAAATAGAAAAAGAGTTCCAAAGAATCATGGAAGTCATCGACAGAATCGATGGTAAGATAGACCGACTTCAGACGAAAACATATTTCCAAGACTAAAATAACTATAAATAGTAATAGACACTTTAACAGGAAACTATTACTATGGCCGAACCTAATAGCAAAACAACACTAAAAGAATACATCAAAAGAAGACTCGGAGCTCCTGTTCTAGAAATCAATGTCGAAGACGACCAATTTGATGATAGAATAGATGAAGCTCTACAATATTTTAGAGAGTATCATTATGAGGGTTCTATAAAATGTTATTTAAAGCATAAACTTACTGCAGCGGAGATCACTTCGATGCAGACTAATGAAACTCATACTGAAACAGTTGCTGGGACACACGCATATGACGCCCAAACAGTTTTAGAACAACAAAACTATATCGTATTACCTGAGTTCATCCTTTCAGTAATTCAAGTATATCCGTTTAATGATAAACATAATTTAAACATGTTTGATCTTAGGTATCAACTTAGATTAAATGACATTTATGATCTTACTGCAACCAATATTCTACACTACGAAATGGTGCAACAACAGATTTCCTTGTTAGATCAAATCTTGGTTGGACGAGCTCCAATAAGATACAATATGCACTCTAATAGATTGTATATTGATATGGATATGGACAGTGTGAATACAGATGAATATATCTTGATAGAAGCATACAGAAAAATTGATCCTACCGTCATGACAGATATTTACAACGATATGTGGTTAAAGAGATATGCAACTGCATTGGTTAAATATCAATGGGGTGAAAACTTATCTAAATTCTCAGGTGTTCAGTTGCCAGGCGGTGTTGAATTGAATGCAGAAAATATGAAAACAGAAGCTCACGAAGAAATACAGAGGTTAGAGGAAGAGTCGAGATTAAATTATGAGTTGCCTGTTCTTGATATGATAGGATAATTAAATGCCAACAAATGTTTTTTTCAACCATGCAGTAAATACTGAACAACATCTTTATGAAGATTTAGTTGTTGAGTCTTTACGAATCTATGGTCATGAGTGTTATTACCTTCCAAGAAATGTAATTGAAGAGGACACAATCCTTGGTGAAGATATACAATCAACTTATGGTGATGCCTATTCTGTTGAAATGTATATAGAAAATGTCGAAGGATTTGAGGGTGAGGGTGATTTATTCAGTAAGTTTGGTGTTCAAGTTAGAGACCAAGCAACATTTGTTCTCTCATTAAGATCATGGGAAAGATTCATATCATTAGACGCAAATCTTGCAACATCATTAAGACCTAACGAAGGGGATATAATTTTCTTCCCAATGTCAGGTTCAGTTTTTGAAATTAAATTTGTAGAACACGAAAATCCATTTTATCAAGTAGGTAAACTATTTGTATTCAAGATGCAATGTGAATTGTTCGAATACAGTGGTGAAGATTTCGATACAGGTATTGAATCAATAGACATCGTTGAAGATGAACAAGCATACACAATTCAAATGAACATGGTATCGGGTGGAAGTGGTGCATACACATTAAATGAGAATCTTACACTCAGTGGTGTGGTTGTTGGAGAGGTTGTTGCATGGAGAGCTGATACTAGATTACTTACAATTAAAGATAACACTAAGACCCTTCAAGTTGGAGATATTCTTATTGGTGCGTCATCTACTGCAACTTACACTATTCACACCATTACAGATGTGTTAACGATGGGTAATGATGCAATGTCACAAAATAAAGAATTTGAGGATAACGATACTTCTTATCTAGACTTTAGTGAAGTGAATCCGTTTGGAGAACCGTAATGTTCGGCACATATTTTTATAACGAAACTTTTAAACGAGCAGTGTCCATCTTTGGAACATTGTTTAATAACATATCTATTAAGAAAACAAAAGCAGATGGAACTGTTCTTGCTGAGAACAAGGTTCCTATTTCATACGGCCCCAAGCAAAAATTTTTACAACGACTTGCATCTGAACCTGATTTCAACAATAGAACTGCAATCAGTTTACCTAGAATAACATTTGAGATGTCAGGGATAGAATACGATCCAGCAAGACAACAAAATAAACTTATTAGAGAAGCAAAAGCAAATTTAGAAGCAGGTGATGTAACTAAAAGAGGATACCAATATAATCCAGCACCATACAATATTAATTTTACTTTGTCAATACTTGCAAAGAATGTAGTCGATGCACTTCAAATAACAGAACAAATACTTCCTTATTTCCAACCCGAATATACTGTCGCAATGAAGATGGTAGATGCAATGAGTGAGGTAAGAGATGTTCCTATAGTGTTAACAAGTGTCGCAATGGAAGATACTTATGAGGGTTCTTTCGAAGAGAGACGAGTTATTGAATATACACTAGAATTTCAAATGAAGTTATACTTCTTTGGCCCAGTTTATACTGGTCAAATTATTAAGAGTGTTATTGAAAGAGACTATGTTATAGGTAGTCAGAAGACAGGATTCACCACATCAGAAATTAGTGGCGCTGGATTGGTTAAAGAAGTTAAACATTATGAACCAGCATTCCAAGAAATAACATCTACTGCAGTATCCAACTCTACTACAGTAGCTTTTGCAACTGCAATAAATACTAAGATAAGTGTAAACGATGAAATATTTGGCACTAACTTAACAACTAACCCAACGGTTAGTGCAATAGCAGAAGATAAACTGTCTATTACAACAAGTGCCGCTGTCACTTTAGATGCAACAACTAAACTTAAATTTGTAGGTTCAGTTGATCCTATTGATACATTTATCGTTGCAGAAACAGTAACTTTTTATGATGAAGGTGGAGTTGATGATTATGCTACTAACCTAGCAGAAGATCAAGCTTAAATATGACAAAAGATATAGATCAAAAACTAGATAATATTCTAGACATTTCCACAGAAATAAAGAAAGAAACACAGATAGTCCAACTTCCGTCAAAAGGTGCGAAGATGGAAACTGACTTTAATTATGCTCGTGAGAACCTCTATAGCCTCGTAGAACGCGGTCAAGATGCCATAGACGGTATACTAGACCTATGTAAGGAAACAGAACAACCTAGAGCATACGAAGTTGCTGGACAATTAATTAAAACTGTTGGTGAAACAGCAGAAAAACTGTTAGATGTTCAAAAGAAGGTTAAAGATTTAGAAAAGGAAGATGAACATATAAAAACACAACATAATCATTTATATGTTGGTTCAACATCAGAACTTCAAAAATTTCTAAAGAAAAATAAGAATGGTTCAACCTAAGAACGCAGGTTATCTCGGAAACACCCTAGTTAAAAGGGCAGGAGTTGAGATACAATATACCGAAGAGGAATTGACGGAATACATGAAGTGTTCTCAAAATCCTACTCATTTTATTGAAACCTACACACAAATCATATCACTTGATGAAGGGCTTGTCAAGTTTAAACTGCGTGGATATCAAGAAGAGTTAATACATCACTATGATAAGAATCGTTTTAATGTGGTTCTTGCATCAAGACAAAGTGGTAAATCAATAACATCTTGTGCATATCTATTGTGGTATTTACTGTTTCATCCCGAAGTTACGGTGGCAGTTCTTGCAAACAAGGGTGCAATCGCCAGAGAAATGATAGCAAGAGTCGTAACGATGTTAGAGTCTGTTCCGTTCTTTTTGCAGCCTGGCGTAAAGATTTTAAACAAAGGTTCAATAGAATTTGCAAACGACAGTAAGATAGTAGCAGCTGCAACATCTTCAAGTTCGATTCGTGGTCTTTCAATCAATTTATTATATCTTGATGAGTTTGCATTTGTTGAAGGTGCAGAAGAATTTTATACTGCAACATATCCTGTAATCACATCAGGTTTGGATTCAAAGGTTATTATTACATCTACTGCAAATGGTGTAGGTAATATGTTTCATAAAATATACGAATCTGCGGTTCAAGAAAAATCTGAATACAAACATTATACTATTAATTGGTTTGATGTGCCTGATAGAGATGAGGAATGGAAGAAACAGACCATTGCAAACACCTCAGAAGCACAATTTGAACAGGAATATGGCAATAGTTTCCTAGGAACAGGGTCTACACTTATTAATTCAGATACTTTATTAGGAATGAGGTCAGAAGAACCTGATTGGAACAAAGATTCCATAAATATATACGAGAGACCAAAAGTAGGTCATACTTATGTCTGCACTGTTGATGTGGCCAAGGGAAGAGGAATGGATTATTCCACTTTTAGCATTTTTGATGTCACCCAAACACCATTTAAACAGGTAGCAACTTATCGAGATGATT